AGATACTGTTAATAATACTCAAATCTATATTCCTGCAACTTCTGAGGTTGTAAGAAACTTAGCATTGACTGATAACATCGCATTCCCTTGGTTCGCATCAGCGGGTTACACAAGAGGTTTAGTAAACGCAATTAGAGCAAGACGTAAGTTAACACAAGACGATAGAGATACTTTATATAAAGGTAGAATCAACCCAATCGCTACTTTCTCTGATGTGGGCACTGTAATTTGGGGTAACAAAACTCTTCAAATCAGAGAATCTGCACTTGACAGAATCAACGTAAGAAGATTGTTACTACAAGCTCGTAAATTGATTTCAGCAGTAGCCGTAAGATTATTGTTCGAACAAAACGATAATAAAGTAAGACAAGACTTCTTGGATTCAGTTAACCCAATCTTAGACCAAATTAGAAGAGATAGAGGTTTGATTGACTTTAGAGTTCAAGTATCTAACACACCTGAAGATTTAGATTCAAATACATTAACAGGTAAAATCTTCTTGAAACCAACAAGAGCGTTAGAATACATTGACATCGAGTTTGTCATCACACCAACAGGAGCGTCTTTCGACGATATCTAAAAAAATAAAATGAGTGGGGGGTAGAAATATCCCCCATAAATTATTTAATACATAAAACTATGAAAATAGAAAAAAAATTAATCAAAGAATCTTTAGGTTATAAAACTGAAGGTAAAAAAACGTTTTCAGAAAAAAAACAAAATATTGTAATTACTGAAGCACAATTAGAAAGACTTTTAGAAAAACTTAAAAAATAATGAATATCAATAAGTACGTAAGAGAATTTGTAAAAAACAAACTTAACGAAGGTTTTACGGAAGAAGGTAATCCTGATACAAAGTATTATGCTTTTGATTGGGATGATAATATAATGTTTATGCCTACGTCAATCATTGTTTTAAGTGAAAACGACGATGAGGTTCCGATGTCTACAGAGGACTTTGCAGAACACAGACACCAAATTGGTAAAGAACCATTTAGTTATAAAGGTACTACTGTTGTTGATTTTGCACCAGACCCATTTAGAAATTTTGGAGTTAAAGGCGATAAGAGATTCGTATTAGATGCAATGGTGGCATCTGTTGGTCCATCTTGGAATGATTTTGTTGAGTGTATCAATGGTGGGTCTATATTTGCAATCATCACAGCAAGAGGTCACAACCCGAATACTTTAAAAGAAGGTGTTTATAATCTTATAATGGCTAACAAGAATGGTCTAAATAGTAGAACACTAGCAGAAAACCTTTATAGATATAGAAATATCGGTAATGAAGTCACCGGTGAAAAAAAGGCAAAAGCTTTGACACCAAAAGAATTACGTGAGTATTTGGACCTTTGTAGATTTTATCCCGTGTCTTTCGGTGAGGGGTCTGCGACTAACCCTGAAGAAGGGAAAATAAAAGCAATGAGGGAGTTTATTTCTTATTGTAAAGATATGGCTCAAGAAATAGGTGAAAAAGCATTCTTCAAAAATGATGTAGAAAACAATGAAATACTTCCTATTATTGGTTTTTCTGACGATGACCCTAGAAATATAGATAAGATGAAAGAATTTTTAGATGATGAAGATACTGAAAAACTAGTAAAAACTTATTTAACTAAAGGAGGAGAAAAAAAGGAAATCTAGAAATACTTATAATGCAACGATAATTTTTAAAAATAACAAAGTAAATAGAAAAAAATTTAGTTGGATATATTTATAATAAAAATAAAAGAAACAAAAAAATAGATAGACATGGCTGATTTGTTAATGAAAATGCCCTTTCAATATGAACCTAAAAGAAAAAATAGGTTTATTATAACGTTCCCCTCTTCTTTGGGGATTAACTCTTGGTATGTTGAAAGTTCTTCAAGACCAAAGGTGGAGATTAATCCAGTAGCTATCCCGTTTTTGAACACTGAAACTTATGTTGCAGGTAATTTTAAATGGGGAACAATAGACGTTACATTCCGTGACCCAATTGGTCCTTCAGCATCACAAGCTCTTATGGAGTGGGTTCGTTTACACGCTGAATCAGTAACAGGTCGTATGGGTTATGCTGCAGGTTACAAAAAAGACGTTGACCTTGAAATGTTAGACCCAACAGGTGTGGCAGTTGAAAAATGGATTTTACAAGGATGTTTTTTAACAAATGTTGACTTCGACACATTAGGATATAGTGAAGATGGTTTGATTACTGTAAAAGCAACATTAAGACCTGATAGATGTATCTTGGTATACTAAAAACAAAATAAAATATTATTCAATCCCATCTATTTTAGGTGGGATTTTTTATTTACATAAACTAAAGTCAAGTTATTTTTAAAGAAAAAAATTATGGACCAAAGCACACAATACGGACAAATGGATTTCAACCTTCCACATGATATGGTAAAATTACCAAGTGGTGGACATACTTATAGACCAAAAAAAGAATCTTTAAAAGTGGGGTATCTTACTGCTACGGATGAAAATATTTTAATGTCTCAAAATACACCAAAAGACGGGTTGATTATGACTCTACTTAAAAATAAAATTTATGAGCCAGGTTTTGATGTGGGTCAATTATTAGAAGTTGATGTCCAAGCTATATTAATATTTTTAAGAAATACTGCCTTCGGACCTGAATATGATTATCTTATAACTGACCCAAAAACGGACAATAAATTTGAAGTCAAACTTATTGTGGATGAGGTAAATTACATAAAACCTAAACATGAAATGGGTACAGATGGTTTGTTTAGCGTTGAGTTACCAAAATCAAAAAATAAAGTTAAATGTAAATTACTAAGTATAAAAGAAAGTAATGAAATTGAATCGATTAGTAATAATTACCCTTCAGGAATGATTGCACCAATAGTTACAAAAAAATTAGAGAGTCAGATAGTAGAACTAAACGGGTCAACGGATAAGGGTGAGATTGCAAAAATGATTTCAAACATGCCAATTGCCGACTCCAAATTTTTAAGAAGATTTTTATCTGAGTGTGAACCACAACTTGATTTAATAAAAACAGTTACAGCCCCGTCAGGAGAAAAAGTCAACGTAATGGTTGGTTTTGGGGTTGAATTTTTTCGCCCTTTCTTCACAATATAAAAAAATTTTAATGGATGAATTTTATTATTTAATAAAATTTGCAAACTTTTCATACTTGGATTTACTTAAAATGCCAACATTCGAAAGAAAGTACTTTTTGGATAAGCTAATATCTGAATCAAATAAAACATAATCCTAAAATATTTATTTAAAAAAATTATTATGTTTTTTAATGACCCACAACTAGAAGGAGGTGCTGCCAAATCAATAGCCGAGCAAATTGAGGCCTTAAAGGGTGCTATTAAAGCAAATATAGCAGCACTCAGTGCATCGGATGCATTTACAGCTTACAAAAATATAGAAAAAACCGCAATAAGTATTGCTGATAGTTCTAAGACCTTACAAAGGTCTATGGGTGGTGTTGTTATGGACAGCTCTAAATTTGCGAGTAAATTAATTGAGTCATACAAAAACACCGTCAAAATAGGTGCCGAGTTTAAAGATATCACTGGAACAGTCCAAGGACTTGCTGAAAGTATGCAAAGAATGGTAGACCCTTCTTTGCAAACTATTGAAAATATGGTTGCTCTTTCACAGGCAACAGGTATGGGTGCTGGTGAAGTTGGTAAAATGGTTGGTGAACTTACTAGATTTGGTGGAACACAGTTGCAAGCAACAGAAAAAATGCATGATTTAGCCGTTGAAGCTAGAAAAGTGGGGATTGATTCAAAAAAGTTTTTAACTGATGTCAACGCCAATATGAAATCATTAAATGGTTTTGGTTTCGGTAATAGTGTAAAAGGTTTAACTGACATGGTAAAACAAGCTACACTTTTAAGAACATCTATTGAAAAAATTGGTGCAAGTGCATTACAATCAAAAATATTAGACCCTGAAGGTGCTATGGAAACTGCAGCATCATTTCAAATGTTAGGTGGTGCTGTAGGTAAATTAGCGGACCCTTTTCAATTAATGAGAATGGCACAATCAGACATGAAAGGGTTGCAAGATGAAATTATAAAATCAAGTGCATCTGCCTTTAAATTTAATAGTGAAACAGGAAAATTTGATACTTCAGTTGCTGACATGTATAGATTAAGAGAACAAGCAGCGTTAATGGGTAAATCTTTGGATGAGGTAATGGAAGTTGGAAGAGAGGCTGCAAAGGCAAACTTTTTGAAAGATAGATTTGGTTTTGCGGATTTGGATGAGGATGAATTGAATTTAGTAACGGGACTTACTGAAATTGGGCCTGACGGTAAAGTAACGATTGATATACCTGGTTATGGTGAAATTGAAGAAGCTAATTTAGGTAGTGCTGAAGCCCAACAAGCATTAAATGATTATATGCAGAAGGCTGGTAAAGACGAAAAAGATATTGCGATAAATAACTTAACTATTACTGAAAATCAGGCAAAAGATGTAAACATTATTAAAAGTGCTATATTAACACAAATGGGTGTTCAAGATAGGGCTACTTTTTTGAAAAATATTGAAACCGCAAACGAAAAACTTGGTAAAGCCATAACAAACGGAGCTGAAACAACAGCAAATACTCTTGAAAAAACCGCTAGAGATACTGCGAAATTTGAAACAACCGCAGCAGGTGAATTACCAGACCCATTAATTTCTGAAAATGCAGTGAATAGAATGATGGATGTACAAGAGGAAGTAAAAAAAACTATCAAAAAACCAATTGAACCGGTACCTACCGTTACCGGTAATGATATGTTATTTAAACCTGGAGGTGCCCCACAAATAATGGCTAAAGACACGATATATAAAGGAATAGTTGGTGATGAGGTTGCTTTCGGAACTAACTTAACAGACGCACTTAATAAAGGTGGTGGGAGTATTGGAGGTAATATAGATATTAACATTAATTTAAATGGGTCTATTGCTGGTGACCCAGGACAATTGAACAAAATGTTTAATTCTCCTGAAGTTCAAAAACAAATTATGGATACCGTACTTTATAAAATGAACGAATATAAAAGACAACAAGGCGTATTATCCTAAAAAAATCTAAAACAATCTATTTATCATAAAAAGACTGAATGGAGAGTCCACTATCATTTAATTCGAGCGAAAATTTTAGAAAAAAACTATTGGTGAGAAACCTTCCACCATACAAAGTAGATAGTGCTTTTTCAAATGACGGTAAACCAGGTTCTTCTGAATTTAATATTAATGACCTAACACCCATTGACTCCCCAAGTGTTGAACAAATAGGTAACCAACAAGAACAAATTCTTTTACCTATAAATCAGTATGGTCCACAAACAAGTACTGGAGAATATGGAGACATCGTACCAATCAATATTAATTTAAATTATAAATCAAATGAAGGTGAATATGGATATCCTGACACTATAGAAAGTGATTTAGAGATTATTGGTAACAATACTGAAAAACAAATTATAATAAAAAATGTTTATAGACCTGAAAATGGTTTATCAGACTTCGGCTCAACTGCTTGGTACATTAATAATGATAAAGTTATTAATACTGTTGGTGAAGGTGAATATACGGTACAAGATACGATTGGTAGTAATTTAGAAACTACCGCAAATGCCGACCGACCTATTCTTATTACAAATAATCAATACGGACCCGAGAATCCTTCTAATGTCGAAGTTTCGATTAATAATAATTTACAAACTAATGCGAACGAAGGTGAGTACGGATTTCCTGATACGGTAGATAGTCCATTAGAAATAAAAGGAGAAACGGATAGACCTGCATTAATTGCTATAAAT